TCTTCATTTGCGTATACGATGTTTGTAACTGCATTCATGCTGGTAAGTATTTTTCAGAGCGGCTGTTCTTTGCCACTTTGCCCTTGCCAACAGTCTTGCCACGAGCCTTCTGAATCCTGTCCATCATTGCGTACAGCTTGCGTGCGCCAGCCTCAGTTGAGCCGTTACCCAACTCAGAAACAATACGTGCAGGTACAACAAACTCACCGTCGGCTAAACGTGCGGGTTGCCGCTTGCCAATCATTGCAGGGATAGAGTCAGACACGCCGTCACCGGGGCCACGCAGTAATCTGCCGCCGTCTGAGTAGTCGCCAAGGTGAGAAATACTGCCGCCCGCTGCACGACCTACACCCATGCCACCCATGCCAAACCCACCCATTCCTCTTCTCTCGCCATAAATCTTTTGACCATTTCTGTCATAGCCAATTACGGGACGGTTTTCAATGTTAAAAGCATCCGCCGCTGGGTCGGCTTCGGTTGATGGCGCAGTTCCCGCAATCTGCGAGTATTGCCGCGTAATGGGGTTAAAGGTATAGCCAGAATCGGCTAGCCCTGTCGTTGTTGGCGGTGGCGTAGTGGGCGCTTGTAATTGGCTTGGCTCACCCCGCGTTTGTCTTAGGTATTGCCCATACTCATGCGCCAAACCACCGCCCGTGCTTTCCGCTAGTTTTTTGTTTGCCGCTAGTTCTGGGCGTGTCGCGTGTTCAAAACGAGCAATCTCGCTAGCATCGACGTCAGAACCAAAATGCTTATTCCAAAATTCTAAACCACCTTTTTCAGGGGTACGACCTAAATACGTACCGTACAACTCTTCAACTGTAGTGGGGGTAGGGGCGTTTGTGGCAGGTGGGCCTCCCGTGGCGGGAGTAGACGCATATTGAGGAGTTTGTGATTGAACTGCACGCTGCGCCTGCATCTGTCTAAACATTTCCAACGCCGGAGTCCCTTCGATCTCTTGGGGAGGCTGTTTCCCTGCGTTTGTATATTGAGGCATGGGGAATGGCTTCTCGACAGGCTGTGGATTAGCTTGTGCTGCGCCGCCCTCAGCATACCCATATATTGATTTGGCTTGCTCAGGTGTAAGCTTTGTGTATGAAGGCGCAAAGTAACGCTTCTCGCTAGAATCAAATTGTGAAGTCGGGAACGGTGTAGTGGTGGGAGATGACGTGTTAGCAAACGGATCTTGCCCCGGCTGAACTTGTGGCTGAGCGCCCCCCAAAGAACGTGACTGCCCGCCCGCTGGATTCATGGAAAACCCGTACCGTTGACCCATGTCTGCGTCGGCTTTTTCTTCTTCTTCTTGTTTTTCTGGCTTCATAAGTTCGCCAGCAAGCGGCGCAACGGCAGGGCCTATATTTTTAAGCAGGCTCATAGGTGAGCCGCCAAGGTTTTGATAAAGACTACTCAAGCCGCCTTCTTGACCAAGGTAACCAACTCCTTTACCCATCGCTTGGAGCTTGCCCATGAAAGTATCGGGGCCAGCGGCAGTAGCTCTAGCCGTTTTTAAACTTTCGGCAAGTGTATTGTTTGCGGCTTGCTTAGTAGATGCATAAGCTTCTGGGGATAAAGTGCCAGCAGGGTCATAAAGATTTTGTGTTGCGTTTTTAACCACTTCATTCTGTGCAGCAATCACGTCAGGATTCATCGTAGTCGCAGTTTCCGCTAACCCCGCACCCAAATTAGCGCCACCATAAGCGCCCAAGCCAGCCATCAAACCTTTTTCCAAACTGCCAGTCATAAGCGTCATGCCGCCACCAACCATCAAAGCAGCCATAGGAGCACCAACGCCTGTAGCAGTCAAAGCCGCCCCAGCCACCATAGGCAAAATAGATGAAAGAAAGCCAGCTTCGGGTAAACCCGTCTGTGGATTAATAGATAGTTGCCCGCCATGCGCCATTGCCAAGTCATTAAGGCTTTTAACTTCACGGGGCGACATGTGTACAAGCGTGGAATCGTTACCACGACCCTGCGATGAAAGGTGTTGGGCTGCAAGCTGTAGGCTCATTTTTGCCTCTTTAGATGGGGGGTGGTTAATATTATCATGCTGAGAGCGCAGACACAAATGAAAGTGTGGCTACGACAGAGGCGGTTGATGGTTTAGTAGGCGTGCCAGAAGCCGCGTAGGTTTGTATGGTCACATCCACATCGGTTGTTGACCAGTAGATTTGAACGTAGTCATTGGCGTTCATAGATAAAAAGTAGTTCCAGCCTTTAATGTCATGGAACGGATCGCCCGGGTTTTTACGAGCAGGCAAACCAACTTTACCTGTGGAGCCTGTAATGTCCGTGCCGTTTTGTTTTAACCAAATAAAAACATCTTGAGGCGCGTTATCCAAGTTTTGAAGCTGTACACTGAACTGTAGGTTGTATACACCGGCGTTAGCTACCGTTATCTTTGATCCTGTTTGCAACGACACTTCGTTAGAGAAATCCGTCACAGACAGCCCCATCAGGGTTGCCGTGTTAATTGTGGTTGTTTGGTCTGTAAAGTCAGAAAACGCCCCATAAGGAAAAGCAATGTATTTCCCCCCACTAGTGCCAAACAATTCTCCAAGCGAATTCTGTAGTTGGTTGAAGTACAAACGCAAAATATTGGTAAATTGGTCTTGATAGCGGCGTTCGTACTGATCCGTAGCCAATGGTAAGCTGGGTGGGGCTGGGATAAAGACGCGGTTCTTAGAAGACATTAGCGTCTGCCGTCAGGACGGATGTCAATTCGTGGTGCGCCTAGTTGCCATGTTGTATTAACTTGGTTTGAGCTAATCTTAAAGATCATCTGGCGACCTCGCATACGGGTATAGATTTGCCCCGTAAACTCTTCGGTAATGACGTATGTACTACCCTTCACAACAGTGCCGTTAGCACTGTTTGTAACCCCAGAGCCCGAGTTGGTCAGGCCGTACAGTGTCATGGTTACCTGTGGGGCAACGGCGGCAGGACTGTTAGTGGCATTATCAAAACTTAAATCAGGTAAGACGCGCCACACAAAACCAAAGTTATGACCGTCACCAATATCAAACTCAGACGAACTAATGTAAGCATCAATTGCAACAGCAGTGCCGGTTGTGTTGTCATTTAAACCTGTCTCATGGTTAATCAAGTTACCCGTGAGCGTAGCCGTGACGTAATTTGCCGCGATAGGAACATCCTGTAACCCAGAGTCAAGCCAAGCTGTGCGTGACATAGTGCCGTAGTACCAAATTTTTTCTTCATAGTTAAAGATAACGTATCTGTCCACCGCAGTACTACCAGCCGAACAGTAGAACCACCAGACCTCATTGAAACCTTCGCTTGTTCCCGCAAACACTTGTAGTGCTTGTTCTTGGTTAAGGTCACCAAACACATGGCGGCGTAGATCGCAAGATAAAGTATTTACCCGACCATCGTATTGGTAAAACTTATCTACTCCCATCCAGTACACAACACCCGAAGCAATCACAGCCGCGTTAGGGCTCATGATAGATATGTTGTCACCAAGAAGCTGCGGAACCCAAACGTAAGGAGGGCCAAGATACTGAAGTGAATATATAGCCGAGTCGGTAAACACCACAATCTCTTGACGAGTTTGCACAATACCTACAATTTCTGAGCCATGAGATATACGAATGCTACCCGCTTGGTTTGTAATTGACGGTGTCCAGTTATAGATATCGTCTTGCGCTGACCAGCGAATTAACATGGGGTCTAGCACGATTGAGCCGTAGTCATTACACCCAAACGCAATTATAAAACGTGAGGTGTCAGACGACGTAATGTTGTTCTGAACTGTAGGCACATCCACAATTAAAGATACTGTGCCTGTGCCTGAACTAGATGTATTGATTACGTTACCTGAAACATCTACTAAGTTAAATGTAAGTCCACTAACTTGGAATACATAGTACGTAGTTGCCGCAGACACGCCAGTTGGCAACGAGCCGCCAGAGAATTGAAGCGCAGCACCTTCGGTATAAAGAACAGTTGCAGTAACAACTGTAGGAGAAGCATTTGTAAAAGATACTGTGCCGCCAAGCGTATTTAGTAATACACCACGGGTAGTTACAGTGCCAGTTGCACTCCAGTAGTAAATACCGCCGGTGCGGGGGCCGTAGACCAAGTCTTGTCCGTAATTAATTTGGTTCCACAAACGAAGTGCTGACGTAGATGTCCCGCCATTGCCCCATGTTGTAGCCGACTGACCCCAACTACCAGCGCCCCAACCTACAAGAGGGGTAGGAATGGCAGGGCCAACACCGATTTGGTATGTAGCTACAACAGAAGCACCGCCGCCGGGAGAACCAGAAGCATCCGTTGCATTTGCCGTAGCTGTTGCTGTAAATGTGTATGTGTTTGCAGTGAGGACTGTGACTTGATACTGCGCATTTAATACCGTAGCCGTAATATTCCCGCCAAGGCTAACAGCGCCACTAAACGTAACAAAATCTCCTGTCAGCGCACCATGATTTGTATCTGTTACTGTGATTGTGGTGGAGCCATTTGTAGCTACAAACGGGTTGTTGTTGATCGTAGAAGACGCACGGATTGGCGTGATGTCGTAGTAGAGACCGCCTTGATTGATATAGAACTTGAGGTTTGTGCCAACGCCAAGTAGATTATTGCCACCAAGCGTTACCCAATTCCACAATGAACGACATACGCCTTGGTACGTAGCCGCAGAGTAAGGCTCCCACCCGCCAACAACTTCAGGATTGCCTTGACGAAAGCGCACCTTGTCGGCTTCGTACCAACCCCCTTCGGTGGTGTATCGTGTGTTTTCTTTGTTAACACCCGGTTTAAATAGGATCTTGGAAAGTGGCATTTTTAACCAACGTTGCGTTCAAAGTGGGGACAATCTACCAAAGACTTGAAGTTGCCACCCCAACGGTTCTTGTGATACAGGGACTCCCAATACGCACCTAAAGGGGCAAGGATTGCCTTGTCCCAAATAATTTTTCCATCCTTGAAAAAATTCAAATCTATGGCACAGCGCTTCAGATGGATGGAATTCATAGTCTTGGAACGCCCCGTCTTAAAATAAATGGCTTGCTGTTCGGGCGTACGAGCCAGTTCCCCGCCAGTCACCACGAATCCTTGGTCTGTAGCGTACTGGATTAGTTTACACATGTCCAGCAAAAACGCAGCTTGTTCGGTGCTTAAACTCATTTTTTGCCTTTCATGTCTGCTAGTTTCTCAATGGTTCTGCCGCCAAAGTATGCACCCATTATCAGCATCCCCCAGTTACCCAGCAAGGTGACATAGGACTCGTTGGCGTTGTACCCATAGGCAGACATCATCGCAAACAAGAAGTAGCCTAGAAAAATGGCAATTAGGCTCATGGGGCGAATGTTCTTGGACAGCCAAGAATCGCTGTTCATGTCAGACTTCCAGCGATCTGTGACGTTGTCGTCCTCGTTCTGTGCGGCTTTGGCAAACATTTCTAGCTCAGCTAACTCCAGCTTGGCTTTCTCAATACCCAGTTCAAGGAGCTTTTCTTCATGCTCAAACTGAAGCTGGCGCAGGTTGCTGACGTCTTCTGCGGTTGGGTTGTCGGGAATCTTTACGCCAAGTGTGTTCTCTACCACTTCCTTGCCCTTGGCTTGGATTGCGCTAGATAGCAGCGTAAGCCCGTTTTGGGCTAGGCTACCGAGGAGGGAGGCTACGATAGGTAACATCTGATTTTTTCTCCAAGTTAATTTTTACATCTACACAAATTGCTTCAACCGTTCTGCCTTGCTTAATAAGTTCACTTTTCTGTTGTGCAATTTCTTGCTCGCACTTTTGCTCGTTTAGCGTGTAAATCTCTGACTGAAAAAATGCACAATCCAGTCCAATGCAAATATACAGCACGGGGATATAAATCATCATTTCTTATCCTCACGTTCCTTTTGCTCAACTTGCCGCCTGAGCTTCTCCATCTTTTCAATCTGCTGTTTGGCCTCGTGCTTTGTTTCCAGCACATCCAAGTACAACATCCCAAGGAGCGGAAGCAGCATGACTACAAGCAAACAAGCGGCAATCCAGCCCACAACTATCTCCCAATCCTGTACAAGAGGCCGAGGAGCAACCACATATACAGGAGGAATAGGATAGTCGCCAGCAGGTATGCCTGCCTTTCTTTTAGGAGCCGCTCCTCCTCTTTGCGTTGCCATGACTCATCATCCCGTTTCTTCCTTGCCCTGTCCTGCTCTATCTTGATGACATCCCGCATATCAAACACTTTTGAGTACAAAGCCCCCATTTCTTTAGGTGCGCCATACACCATTGCCTCTCTGATCTCCGTCTCCAACAGTGCCATCTGGTCTTGAGCCATTACCCGCTTCAGGGCGGCTTCCATCAGGTTAGCGTCGGGGTCGTAGACAGTTTTACTCTTCTCTTCCTCTTCCCTTATGTGCTCGGCAAGCTGCTCTTGTAGCTTAAAGAACGCTGAAAGCTGAGTAACGATATCCGCCATGACTTGGGTTTCGTCAACGGCAACGTAGGCTTCCTTCTTTTTCGCCACAGGCTTGGGGCTTGAGGCGGGCGCTGTTCCGAAGAGCTTTGCCCAGAATCCTCTGACTGCCTTGACATCTGAAGCCACCTCATCAACAGTCTTCTTGATCTCCATGAAAGACGTTTTAGCGTCTTTGTAGAGTTTGCACCCCTGCTTAATGGCGGCAACGCAAGCGTTAGCTGCAAAGAGGATGCTGAGAGGGTCCACATTAGACTTCTGCCATTACATCCGCAGTAATACAAGCAGTTGAAGTCTCCCGGTCAATAGACAAGAAACCTTGACACACAATGTTGTAGTCCACGCCGTTAGCGTCTTTCTCGCTTTTGATCGGGGTCGTAATGTCAATGTTCTTAAACAGAAACTCTTTGCCGTTTTCAAAAACGCGCCAGACGTGATCCATTGAACCGCGCCCTGCTTGGCCTCTCGATTTGTTGAACCGAATCTGGTATGTGTTCATACAATCTCAGCCGCTGGCGGAACCGCGCAAGTTTGTGGCTGGTGAATCACGGTCAAGTTAAAGTGTACAAACTTGATTGGCTTATCCGCTGCATGGCGTGTAAATGAATGAGACAACCATGAATTGGCAAAGATCATCATGCCGGGCTTGGGTGTAAAGTTAATCATCTTGCTGGCAGGGGTCGCCATACCCATGTCTTGCTCAGGTAAATCAATCTGCACCTTGGCTGCGCGAGGGTCGTGAAACACTACGCGAGAGCCGTCTTCTGGGGTTTCAAGGAAGTAGAAGCCCACGATCTGTGAACCAAAGCCATGAACGTGAGCGTCCATTGCAGAATGTTTGTGATGCTCTTGTGTCCACATTTCTGTAAACTGCACGGCCTTGTCTTGCATGTCATAGCCCTGCTCATTTAAGATGTTCCAAGCAGTTGCGCCTACAAACTCGGAAAACTTAGCCATGCGTGGGTCGCCAAAATAATTGCCCGTCATGTAGAGGGGGTAGATCTCGTTAAGCGATTGCGTCTTACGGGCTTCAGCCAAACCCTCTTCAGAGACAGTTTTAACCGCTTCTAAAAAGTCAGGGCGTTCAATTAAATAGATTGGGCATGGAAAGTGGTGTGCAACTTGAAGTTGCGTTTGAAGTACAACTTCGGCTACTGACTCAGCGGCTTTGCATACTTTTTGTTTTGGCTTTTTTGTTACTTTGCTCATGCGGCTATCCAAGCCCATGCGATAAAGTCAAACTTGTATTCACCTTCTGGACGCGCTGGCGTGTCTTTCCAATTTGCATCCGCGCCGCACCAGACGGTCATGATACCGGCGGCAATTTTTGCCTCGTCTACGGCGGGGCGGGGGATTGGCGGAACCATTGTGCAAGTAGCCTCATCTAGCGTCCAAGCTGACCAATTTTCAGCTTGTGGGCGAGTATTAAATGCATCGCGAGTTGCTTGCTGTTTAGCTGTTTTCTCCTCCGTAGTCATTTCACGCACCGACCATACGTCAGTCCACACGCCATTTACTTTTGTATATACAGGTTCATCGGAGTCCATTGTTTGGTAAACGTTGGGCGTAGGGCGATCAACACGAGTAAATGGCTCCCAACGTGCTGGGATTACGCCAAATGCTTGAATGAGGTTGTCCTCAAACGCAGGGTGATTTTTTGTTACGCCGTTTTCTGTTTCAATATACAAATTCATAATCTCTCCTAAAAATTAAGGTGTGCCTGCGCACGTTGATGGGAAACTACGGGCATTTCCGGGCCAGATAATACGAACTGCTCCACTACCGCTTGACCTATTAGCTCCGCCATAACCGCCAGCGCCACCACCAAAATTACCGCCCGCGCCATTACAAGCACGTCCGTTTGCACCGCCAGAACCACCACCGCCACGAGCAGCGCCGTTAGCTCCTTGGCCAAACAGACCAACACCGCCGCCGCCGCCACCATCAAAATAGCAGACGGTGCCTGAAGAACCGCCGCCTCCACCGCCGCCAGAACCCGCTAAACCAAGTACGCCGCCGCCGCTATATGGAGAGCCGTTAAATGCGCCAGCGCCCCCAGTACCTGAGTACCCACCAGCACCGCCGCCAGAGCCATAAGTACACTGTGCTTTTGAGCCAGCCCCACCGTTACCGCCACCGTCACCAGTATATGTACCGCCAGCACCGCCAGCTGCGCCGCTGGTAGCGCCCGTGCCACCGCCTCCACGAACAACACAGACTGTACAGAAACTAGAGGACCCGCCGTTACCTTGATTGGAGAGAAGTCCAGCGCCAACAATGACGGTATAAGAATTTGCGGGGATCACAGTAATATTATTTTTGTAACCTAACCCGCCGCCACCGCCTGACCCTCCCCCTGCTGAGCCACCACCGGCTCCAACAGCTACAACTGAGACTGAAGTAACACCAGCGGGTGCGAGCCAAGAATAAGTACCCGGAGCGCCAAAGAGGAAAGATCCTTTAGCGGCAGATGTACTTACACAAGTAGATGGGAATTGACGCGTAGTACCCGGAGCTACAATACGCACCGCGCCAGAGCCGCCTGAACCGGGCGTTCCCGGGCTATTGCCTGCTGCTCCGCCGCCAAACACACCGCCATTACTCCCGCTTCCAGTACCGCCAGCAGCGCCGCCACTACCACCACCGCCGCCAGCAGTGCCATTTGAGCCTTGACCAAACAGACCTGTTCCGCCACCTGAGCCATAGGCAAAGTTTCCGCCGCCGCCGCCGCCTCCAGAACCCGCAGAGCCAGAAGAAGATGTGTCGTTACCACCTGCACCGCCTGTACCCGAGTATCCACCAGCGCCACCACCACCAGCACCTTGAGGACTACAACCTTGGTAAATACCACCTTGACCGCCGTTACCACCACCATCACCGTAATACACGCCTCCGGTTGCTGAGCCCCCGGAAACACCGCCGCGCCCCACAGGATTTACGTTGTCAGAGGTATTGGCGTTGAAATAACTAGCTGAACCGCCTTGTTGTGGATTACCGCCCGGCCCAACAAAAACTGTATAGGAACATCCGGGAACTACCGTAATGTTGTTTTTATAACCTAAACCTCCGCCACCAGCCGCCGTAACGGATGCGCCACCGCCCCCGCCACCGCCAATAGCCACAACGGAAATTGAAGTTACACCTGTTGGAGCAACCCAAGTGAAGGTGCCCGGCCCTCCAAAAATACTATCTAAAGGAGGCGCACCAAAACTTCTTTGGTTTTGAAAAACAGCTTGTAGTGCTCCACTCATGTCAGTCCACTCCCTGAAATTAACCAAGTTGTTGTAGTCATTTTAATTGCTGTAGCTGAGCCATATTGAGCAAGACTACGTGAGCCAGTTGTACCAGCACTGCTTAAATACATTGTATCGGTAGTAATTGCGATAGTTACCACTTGGCTTGTCATGTTTATGAATGTAATTGCAGTGCCAACTGGATAAGCTACGGAACTATTTGCCGGAATCGTAAATGTTCGAGCATTAGCATCAGTTGACGGGTGAAAAATTACTTTCCCCGAATCTGCTAATACTGCTGTATATGCCGCACTTTGGCTGTTAACAGGAATATTTCTAAAACCAACAGCATCTGTGCCATCAACCGTACAAGAAGACAGTGTGCCGCTTGATGGTGTACCTAAAGCTCCCGATGGAGCTATATAGTCAGTACCAGCAGTAGCAGCAGAAATTGCCGTGCCGTTACCTTTTAAAACACCCGTAATAGATGTTGTAAGGGTGATGGCTGGTGTTGTTGTAGCGGTTGCTACTGTGCCTGCAAAGCCGTTGGCGGACACTACGCTTGCACTTGTCACTGATCCTGTACCTGTGCTAGTAGCAACTTTTACATAGTCAGTGCCGTTGTAATACACAAAACACTTCTCACCTACAGCGACAGAGACACCTGTTTGACCGGAGGCTTTGAATGTTACCGCGCTGGTAGCGCCTGCGTGATCCACCATGTACAGCTTGCTGTAGCTTGGGCCTGTAATAACCTTGGTAACAGTTTGTGTGCCGGTGATACGGATCACCATGTACTGGGCTGTTGTAGTAGTTATCGCGTTTCCTGACGCGCTGCCTGTGGTGTTTGCCAGTGTGATAGCGCCGTCCCCCGCAAAGGACAATGTGCCCGCAATGGCAATGTCAAGGTAATCAGTAATACCGTAGTTGACTGTGTCGCCCCACGTACCAGAGAGCGTACCCTGTGTGGGGGTGACCAAGCTCAAAAGAGTTGTTGTTGCTGCCATGTCCGTTCCTTACGAAGTGTTTATATTTTGCCAAATTGTTGACTGGTTGTCATCAATTAATTTCCAGTAAACAGCTACCACATCCCCAGCACTGCCTCTTGCCAAATTACCTGTCAAACTATGTGTCCTAATCAACCCCATAGTCCCTAAAGCGCCCGAAGCAGATATACCGGTCAATCCCACGGTTGTTACATTGAGTACAGTCCCCACAAAAGCCAACGCTTGGTTGGAATTCACCGGCACAATAACTTGGCTCGCTTGACCAAAAGCCTCGTTGCCCGTTAAACCAAGAGTACTTGTAACCGCAACCGTACCTACACCGCCTGCACTCCCAGCGCCTGTCAGCGCCATAGCATTTACGCTAACCACTGTGCCCGCTACACCAGAAGCGCTAACACCTGTTATAGCAATGGAGCGCTCGGCAACAGTGACACTACCTACAGCGCCAGTGGCGCTAACGCCCGCACCGCTGTATTCCTCAGCAAAACCTAGACTAGAGCCGCCCCACGGATTATCACCCCAAGCCCCTTGGCCCCAGCCGAATCCAACTAAACTTGTTGCACTGACACCTGTCAAAGCAAACGTAACAGAGGCCCCAGCCGTACCAGCCGACGCATTTACTAAATTACCAGCCACTGCGACTAACTGACTTTGAACAACTGTACCAACTGCCCCCGAAGCGTCTACACCCGTAATCGCTACAGAAACAATAGGCGTGGCCGTACCAACAGTTGAAACAGCCACATTACCCGTAGTAGGAATTGCGCCGCCCCAACCATTGTCACCCCACGTGTCGCCGCCCCACCCGAGAGCCATACACTACCCTTAAGTTGTAGCGATACGCAACAATGCAGCAGCAGTGGTGTTAGCAGGCATAGTCAATGTAAACGTACCAGCAGTGATTGTTTGAGAACCGAAGGTGTGTACGCTGACAGCTTTATTACTCTGAGTAGAGTTATAAATCAACACTGAGTCAAACGCCGTTGCCAAAGTCACGGTTGTGTACGTGATCGAAGCCGTGGGTGTCGTAAATGCAGTGCCAGCGGTTGCAGAGCTATTGGTTGCTGTTGGGGCATTCCATGCAGGTGAGCCTGTAATCGTTACGCCGCCAGCAGTATAGTTAGTACCCGACACCTCATTGGTAGCGCTGTATGCTGTAGTGCTCGCGTTTACCGTAGCAGATGTAAGATACAAAGCTGCTTTAAAAACGTCGGGAGTTGTAACTGCACGAATAGGGGCAGTTCCAAAATTGTGTGTGGCAGTGAGAATTTCGCCTAGAAACGAAGTACACATTGCTTGGGTATTTGCCATGATGTTTCCTTATGTAAGAGACGCTGCTTCAGCAGCAATTGGGGGCGTTTTCTTTAACTGAACATGCGCCGAACGGTGGACAAGTTCTCCATCTAACCAATACTCAAGCCAAGTTGTGTATTCGTTATCATTATCGACTGAACCTTCTTTCTTTTCAAGCAAAGATTCATCCATTTTGCCTTTAGTTGTATTTACAAGTGCCATTACGCTATCCTTATGATTGCTGAAGTATTTGATACAGCGGGAAACTGTACCGTGAATGTTGAAGTTGAAGTCTTATCTGCGCCAAAATCAAGTACACAAACTGCGGGGTTTCCACTACCACTTTGGTAAATTAAAGCACCGCGAGCGGTTAGTGCCGAAGTCCAAGCCGCGTTGTTAAATGAGATATAAGCGGTGTTGCCTGTACCTACCGTGGGGGTTTGCGCAATCGTAAGTGCCAGCCCACCAGCCGTGTACCCAGAAGCCACAACCTCGCCCGTAGCCGTATAAGCCGTGGTAGACGCATCAAGCGTGGCTGCATTGGTATAGAGTGCAATATAAAACGTCCCCGAAGTGAAGTTGAACGTGCCGTTCATCAGCCCAGTCTTAAAAACATCGCAGGAGAAGTTGCCGGTAAACGCCATCAGGTCACCGCCTGTCTAAATTGACCAGAACGGTAAGCGTCTTGGCGCTCCATACCATCACCCAAACGCTTAGCCAACGCAAGAGCTTCCATGAACTTCTGGTTGTACAGCGCCATCATGTCGGCTTCACCCTTCATGTAAGTGTAAGCTTCAAGCAACGAGCCATACAACAACACGGTGTCAAAGTTGTCCCCCAGCCATGACCGTCCATCAGAATTAGTTACAGTACTAATTAACACTGAAAAGCCAGAACCTGTTCCACCAATATTTGCGGCGGAAGCTGACAAAGACCCGCCAGCCGTATAGTACAGCCCACCATTCGTAATAGTTACCGCTGTTACCGCGCCGCCAGAAACAGTAACCGTTGCTAACGCTCCGCTACCTGTACCGCCAGTCAAGGGTACATTAAAATAAGTACCCGCCGTATATGCGCTGCCACCAGTAATTGCGCCCAAAATAGCAACAGGGCTTTGCACAATTGACTCTGGGTAGTGGTAATAGTGCAGCTCAACGCCGTAATTTGCATCGGCGGTTGGGCCAATGATGAACGAGAGTTCGTCGTAAATTACAGAATTTAATACCGTGGGGCCAAATAGTGCGTAATACGTTGGCTCCCCCTTATCGCTAGGGGATGGATATGCCTGACGAATAAAGTTGACATCTTTGTTCAGCAAGTATTTGTACTCCCCTGATGGCAATATCACAGCCATAGAGTACACGGCTAAAAAGTCAAGAGGGCAGTCTAAATACTTTGTGTTTATCGCAACAGTACTTGTCACGTTCTTACGAATCGAGGGGAACTGCAACGAGTTATAAATACGTTGCTCAGCCTGTTCCACAAAGACAGGAATCTCCGCCACGAAGCTAGTCTCCGTGTTCTCTGTATACGCTTGAATAGCGTTACTGAGTTCGGTGTAATTCATGCCATCGGGCCTCGTGCCATCAGACCTTTAGTAGCCGCGCCAGTGCCACGAACTTTAATACCGCTAGTTTTGACCTGTTTGTCGCCAGCAGCTTTGCTGATAGCGCCAATGCTCATGTTGACCGTGTCGGCTTTACTGTGATTTGGCTCTTTGCCGGGAGTAGAAGAAATGCCCACAGCCTTACCAGACATGGTGTGTGGCTCGGCGTACACCATAGCGTTACCAACCTCTTTACCCATTCGTTTGTCGCTGAATTTAGCCATTATTTACCTCGCTGATTTGCAACTTTAGCCATACCACGGCCCATACTTAGCATCATCTCGTTGGTCTTGCCGCCTTTGGCTAGTTTAGTCATAGGCTTGCCGGGGTGAAGCTTTTTCTCATGCTTGTGCACTGCGCCAGCAATCATCTTTTTGTCTTGCTTTAAATCTTTTTTGTCCACGATTAACTCCTAAGTTACGCTTACCGTTACTGTACCAATTTCTACCACCAAAACCAAGTTATTTGGTGTTAAAAGAGTGTCAAACCCACTTGCTCCACCAACAGGGTTCCAACCCCACTGAAATACCCGACTACCACCACCCAACTCGCCATCCGCCAACAAACCTGAAATCACATAACTGCGGTCAGGTCTAGGATTTCTCAAAGCCTGTGGGTCATCCACAGGATACATCCCCAATTGCAACTGAGGGTGATCTGGATCCCAACACTCAGGACAAACCAACAAGTTATATTGTTTTGTCTTAATGATCTCGGTCTTCAGAATCTTCAGTTTAAACCGCTGCCCACACCGGTCACACTCAGCAATTGCATTCTTGCCAGAGGCGTAACGATTACCCACGCTTACCTCCCAATGTAGGTCTGTCTAGGAACCAAACGTAATGCTGCTTTCTCATGATCTTCGTATGCTGCTAGTTCCCACGCCTCGTCATACTGGGACTTAAGGAATGGGATGCGCTCTGCGCCAGTTGGAATCTTTGCGGCGATGTAGTACGACAGGCCAGCCGCCATACAAGGGATAAACCTGAAAGGTACGTCCATGATGTTGACACCGCCGCCTGCGTCTTGGGTACGTCGCAAACGCCAATATACAAATTGATAAGTCTGTACATTGTCTGGTGTAGGCCAAACGGTGAACGCGGGGACTTGCTGCCAATAGACGGTAGCCGCAGAGGTGTGTGCCGCTGCAATTGTGTTTTGTTGACCACGGAAACAGTTATTCAAAGTCCCAGATACAGCGTTTGTATTCTGCGTGATGTAACTGTAATTGATAATTTCGTTATCAATCTTTACAAACCCAGATGCGGGTAAACCCGTAACATCACTCAACACAATAGATGTACTCGTAGACGTAATTGTTGTAGTTAACGTAGCGGATATAGGACTAGTCTGTCCGTTATATCGTTGAATCCAAACTTGAATAGGTCTGGCTTGAGTAATCTTGTTGGGGATCGTAGCGTAGGTAGAAACGCTAATCCTAGTGATGCTCAAATCGGCCTGAGTTGCGGCAACATTTGCCTGTGTTCTGATGACATGCTCAAGCAAATCAATGGTGTCGTCAGGTAGGGCGTAGGTATTTTGTCCTTGAACCAGATTAATCGTGCCGGTTTCGATAGTCCAAAGGTTAATACCACGGTTTGCCCAGTCAGCAAACATGATGTTTAAACTGCGTCTGGCTGTACGCAGGTCATATCCGGTGCGAAGCTCACCACCAGCGCGTTCAAACGCCTCCTCGACCAACTCTGTGAGGTCAAGGTTAAATGCTGATGCGCCGGATGTTTGTGCCATTATATTTTTTCCGCAGTTTCATGCGCTTTTAAAAGTAAGTTCAGACGACTAATTTCTTTGTCTCGCTCTTCAAGCTTACGCATAAGGCTGTCATTCATATCAGCCCACATAACAATTTGTTCCATACGCTGTTTATGATCCCTGTGCATGAGTTCAAACATGCGCTCAGACATCTCAATTTGCTTTTGAATGAAATTAACCATTATCTAAATCCTGCCGTTTTCTTTGCCACTTTAGGCGGTTGCTTTACGAACTGCTGCCCTTTAGCTTTGCCAGCACGTTTTGCACGCGTTGTTGCAGCGTACTCAGCAGGGCTAAGGCTTTTAATTGCAGCTTCAGGAAGGTATCTTTCACCTGTGTCAGAAGATTTTTTACCACTTTTGGTTCTCCATTTTTGATCGCCCCAATTTTTAAGGGATTGCTGTGGCGCTTTCAATCTCTGTATCCCCCGCCAGCAGCCTTGTATCGTTTAGCCACTACCTGCGCTTTTCTTGCACTCCACTGTCCTGCGCCTGTACCCACAATTGCCGCAGCTTTGACGCTGTTGAAAATTCGTTTGCGTAACTCTGGCTTGGTGTAATTGCCCGCCTCGTTTACCTTGGATTTTGTTTTACCGCCTTCAGAAAATCTCTTGTTGTACGTTACACCGCCGCCCATAATTTTTCCTTGAAACTCGCCTTTTTTGGGTTTAAACCCGCCAGCCTCAAGGTATGCGCTTATGTCCGTATCTTCATCCAGTTTTTTTCTAAAGCCAGCTTTCCCGCCGCCACCAATGCCGTACTTATCCTTGCCGCCCATTGCTTGCACATACGGAACAACATCGTTAGATGAACCGCCACTATTTGAATTGTTGTACTCCGCAATCTTTTCTTTGGCTTGTTCGGCTAAGGTTTTCCCACCTTCAGCCATTTTCTTAGGCTTCTTGCCTGCTTCTTTCATGGCTATGGCGGTAGCAGCTTGTTTTGCCAACCCACCTTTTTTGTACTCAGTGAAGTCGGTGTCATCCCTTCGGGCTTCTTTTTTACCCTTGGGCATCTTAGAAGGGCTGATTGCGCCCATACCGCGAGAGGACATCATTTTTTACCACCTTTAACTTTTTTGGCTAAAAACAGTTTATCAACCATCTCTATCCGCTGAGGTTTTGTTGTAACTTTGTTGATAATACCCAACCGCTTAGGTTTACTTGCGCCGTAAAACCCAGCCTTTTTTAAAGACTTAGCTACAGCGCTATTGGGTTTTGCGGTTGCCATGATTACACCATCTTTCCGCGAGTTTTGCCCTTGACGCAACAGCCATCAGCACGACTGGAAGCTGTCATACCGCCGGAAGCCATCTTTACCATTCCGCCTTTTTTCATTGGGGGGTTGGTAATCATGTTGTTCAGAATTTCACCTTCCATTTTTCTACCGCGCATATCATCTGCGGCAGCTTTAATGTTTGAACGCTCTGTATCTTTATCACGATCTTCTAAAACTTTTAAAGAACGACTTGCGCCGCCCTTATCAATTGCGTTTACGCCTTTAGGCGGGTTTCCTGCATAGTTGCGCTGCGCATTACCAACAGCTTCCTTAATTTTTTGTTTTGCCAAATCTGAAGTGCCTTCTGGCATGTTTCGCTCAGCCGACATTAGAGAGGTCATCGTGTCGCTTTTTTTCCGCTGCTCGGCAGTACGTTCAGATTTCTCTGAATCTTCGTCCTTTATTTTTGTGTTGTACTTTTTCCCGCCAAACTCAAATTCTTTTTCGCCTGCGTCGCGAGCCGCTTTAAATGCTTTTCCAAAACTGCTTGTTGCCATGATTTACCCCTTAACAAATTTTGCCGCGTGTTTTGCCTTTGGTGGCAATCCCGTCAGCGCGGCTAGAGGCAGACGAAACTTTAGACACCATCCCGCCAGATTTATATGCGCCTTGTTTAGCCATTTTGCGTTGCCTATCGGCTGCTGCTGCTGCTCGGGACGCTACTGCAAGTGCGTCAGTTTTTTGAGCGCTTGATGTCGGGGCCCCGGCTTTTTTATCTAAGGTGTCATAAAGTTTCTTGGCTTTTATAGCCGTTGGGCTATCATCTCCTGCATCTCGGGTGAGATCCTCAAACTCGCCTTTGGCATAATTCTTTGTCTTATCTTCGCGTTTTACTGCACGTGAAAGATTAGCAAGCTGGTCAGTACGCTGTGTGGAAGTAGCCAAAGGTTTGGTAGGAATAACATCTTCGGCAACGGTGGGTTTTGGCGGAGCAACAGGAGGGGAAACTTTTAATGGTTTGTTGCGCCCTTCGTTGCTGTAATCGGGAGTTGGCGAACGGGCCAAAAGACGATCTGTTTCATCCCCGGTGTCAGTAATAGGGGCGGGTTTACGCGCCGCCAAACGATCTGTTTCGTCGCCCGTGTCGGTTTTGCTTTCACCCTTATTGCGCATGGCATAAGCTAGACCCGCTAAACCCGCCAATGCTGCTAAATCTCTTGCTTTTGCCATGATTTACTCCTTAAATTAACAATACGCTTTGCCGCCCTTAGCGAGCATTTTGCCCTTTGTCTTGCCTTTAGTGGCAACACCGTCGGCACGAGCAGAGACTGAACCGCCTTTAGCCATACCACCCATGTTTATTTTCTTCATGGCGGAATCTTTCATCATCTTGCCATCAGGCATCTTATGCATTCCACTAGCCATGCCACCTTTTTTCATTGCGCCCTTACCGTCACCAATAAAAGCGGGTTTACCGTCTTTCATGGGCATACCACCGCCAGCCATGCCGCCTTTTTTCATTGCCATTTGCTTTTTGTCCATTGCGCGGTCTTTAGGAGAGCCTTCTTTAACGCCCTTCATTTCAACGTCTTTGCCGGACTTTTCAAAAGCAGCCATTTTGCCGCTTCCAGCTTTTTTCTTAGCCATCATTGCCATAAAACCGGGGTTCATTTTCGTTGCCATGCTGCCACCTTCTTTAAAAAGTTCCTGTTTACCTTGATTGGTTTTAGGATTGTTGATTGTTTGTCGATCAGCACGGGTTGTGGAACCCTTACCAAACTTCATGCCTTTGCTGGCCTCGCTAAAGTCCTTGCCTACAGCTTTAGGGACTCCAACTTTCTTTGCAAATGCTGGGTTATGAGCCACAGCATCCATAAAGGTTTTTTGCTTTTTACTTGTCGCTGGCATCGTCTGCCTTCTTTTTGCGCCACAGTGCGGAAAACTCTTTGCCTGTAGCCATCTCGTAAATACGCATGACACCCACTATTGCGCCAATCAAGCCAAATACAGGAGTAAGCAAATTTAAGAATGTACCGAGGGTGGTAAAAACTGCCACGATGTCTAACATATTTTTTACGGTGTCTGTTTGCTCAGTCATACAAACCTACCCTTCGTTCTGCCGCTGGTAGCACAACCATCAGCGTCCGTTACATACCCGCCATCAGCGCAATTCCAAGCCCGTAGACTCTTGTTAATCCTCGAATCGGGATCCCTTGCGGTTTCTGCGCTCGTCAATTTCGCTTTCATCCCTTTCATACGGGCGCAGAAAGAGTCTCGCCTGCTGCCGCCCTTGGGTTGAGGAGCTTTTAGCCCCGGCTTCCCGGGATTCGCTGCGTTGTAGGAAGCCCGACCTTTGGCGTTTAAGCCTCCGCTCGGATTCTTCCCTTCCTTGCGCGTCCATGCTGGGGACTTAGCCATAGAACACTTCAATGCCCACAACAGTACCAACGCTGGTTGTCAGGTGCAGTCCTGTAGTTGCCAAAATACCTTCACCGGGTATCGTGATGTTGAA